CCGGAGACCTCGGTCGATGCGCTCTTCTTGGATCGGCACCTGCAGCGCTGCGTCGAGAACCTGAAGAGCGAATCCTTCCGTGGCCAACACGGCCTGGGTAGACTGGTCGTTTCCTTCGACGTTTCGGCCGGCGGTGGCGACTCGTGCGGCGTGGCCGTCCTTCGGGGCCGCATATTTAAGCAGGCGTATCGTTTCGAGACCAAGGGGCTCATTGATACCGAGGAGCGATGCGCACAGATCCTCCGTGAGCTGGGCATCAAGCGAAATCCGGACCTGCCCTGGGATCCGACATTCGGCGAGATCGATGCCGACATCATCATCGACAACGCGCCGACGGGCGGTGGACCAGGCATCATCGCACACTTGGAAAAGGACTACGGATACCAGATCATCCGCTTCCTTGGTGCCTCGACGCGCGGCCTGCCGCTAGGCGACGAGGGACAGCCGCTCTACGAGAACCTCCGCGCCCTGGGATACTGGGGCTTGCACGGAGCTGTCCAGGAGGGCACCTGCGCCCTTCCGCCAAACGAGGAGCTGCTCGAAGAGCTGCGCGCGACCTCGTATACAACGAACAAGCAGGACGGTGTACAGATTTCCCGGAAGCCGCTCATTCACAAGGCCCTCAAGCGCTCGCCCGACATCGCGGACGCGTGCATGATGGCATGGACCGTGGACCGCGAGCAGGCGACCATTGGCGGCTCGGATCCTAACCTTTCACTTGGGTTCTAAGATGACGATCATGCCGGAGAAGATTGAATCTGCACCGGAGCTAGCGGATATCGTCTACAGCCTTCGCCAGCGCTTGGAGCAGCTCGAAGAGACTGTGCACGAGCTGCTAATGGTCGTGGACGATCTATCCTCGCGCCAGGACCCCGAACGATACATGGAGGGCTAATGTCCAAGGGCTCGAAGCGTCGGCCTGAGAACACGGCCGCTATCCGAGAGAATTGGGAGCAGGCCCTCGGCCTGCCGAAGAAGCGCAAGCGCGACAAGACCGTACAGACCGCGAACGCCGCCGTTTGCATCTTCTGCTACCGTATACTGAAGACCTGCAAGTCCTGCGGCAAGCAGCACTGCTCGTGCGTCCGGATCGCGAACTGCCGGACGCGATCCCCGAAGCGCGTCGGAGATCCGCTGGAGCAGTCGCCTTACGGGTTCACCGTGGATCGCTCGGGGTGCCGGGATATCGGTGCGCCGGCCGAGAAGGACACGCCGGCCATGATCAACCAGGAGTTCATCAAGAAAAGGTACGGGTGAGGGTTTTCGTATAAAAGTTTACGCCCGCGGGAGCTTGCGGACAGTGTCGTGACGGTGATATATTCGATATCGTACGTAATCCCACCGCGACATACCAGGAGCACCCATGTCAACTGACGTCCATTTCGAGCAGCTGAACCCTGGCGAGACCAATCCCGCCGAGGTGTTCGTTGTGATGAACCAGCGACCCATGTGGCTCCCGCTGGTCGCCGTGCAGAGCTACGCCCGCTTCATTGTCGAGGTGACGAAGCAGGCCGGTACCGCCGCCATTCCGCAGGCCGGTGAGCAGACCGTCTTCGCGAAGCACGCCAGTTTGCGCGGTGTAACGATGGGGGCCTAGTATGGCTGACGTTCATGCGGACCGGATGGGTATCGACGATAACGAGGTCCTCATCACCATCGGTGGAAACAGCTGCCACGTCCCGATTGCGATGATCCCGAATTTTGGGGCGCTACAAGCGTGGTACAAGAGGCACTATCCGGCGTACCGCCAGATCGTCGCGAGTGATCAAGGAGCCCTCATCGGGCTCCTCATCGCCCTCGGCATCCCGTGGACCGTACCTAGTACTGGAACAGGACCCGACATGGCTGATAACATACGGTTCGCGTCACCGACCTTCGGCTTCGACTGCTACTACATCGCAGGCTTGGCGGGAGACGGCTCGGCGCTGACTACCGGATTGATCACCCTTAATGCGCTGATCGGCATTCCGTTCTCGACGTCGAAGACGCTCTCCGTGGATCGGCTGGTCTTCAACACCACCGTCGTCGGTGGCGCAGGGGCGAAGGGTCGCGCAGGCATCTACGCCTCCGATTCTATAACCGGATACCCCACGACGCTCGTGGTAGATGCGGGAGAATTCGATCTCTCCTCCGTGGGTGGGATCGGCTCGAAGAATGCAACGATCAGCGCATCATTGACGCCCGGTCTCTACTGGTTCGCGTATCTCTGTGGCACAACGTCGGCAACGCTCTACACCATCGCCAATACGTCCGGCACCGGTGCGAGCGGAGTCCTGCAATCACTCGGGTGGCGCAGCACGTTCGCCGCGCAGCAACTGGCTCTCTCGGTGTTCCAGGCATACGGTGCATTGCCGGCGACGTTCCCGGCCGGAGCCGTTGACACGACCAACGCCGGCGCGAACACGAATACGCCCGCAATCGGCGTTCGTATCGCCTCCATCTCATAGCATGACATATCCTTCGCCAAGTGGTGGCCTGGAGACGATCCCTGTCGTCGGCAGATTTCCAAAGAAGCCGACGAAACGTCCCATCAAGCGCATCTCTCGCAAGAAGCGCAGTCCGATTCTAAAAGGCTCACCCAATACCTCGGGCCGCAGCTACGGAACCCCTGGACCCGGCTCGGCCGGCGGATGGAGGACGGCATGAGCAAGCAACTATTCGGCGCAACGCCGTCGACATGGAGCGCAGATGCCCCCGTGATCGATCTCAATCGCGATGGGCAGTCTGCTCCGCATCCCGAGTTTGCGCGTCACGTGAATACCGAAACGGGCCCCGGCGCCGGCAAGCAGAGCGTCCGTGCGCACAGCCGCGGCGGCAAGGACATGAAGCCGTACTTCCGCGCGAAACCTAAGTTCGGTGGTAACGCCTCTGATCCGATGGCCCCGTTTACCAATCCCAACGAGCGCGATACGTTGCCCGGCGGAAAGGCCTCCTAATGCCATACGCCAGTCAGCAGCAGGCAAGGTTCATCCATGCCAAGGCTAATGAGGGCGTTTCGTGGGCTCGTAAGTTCGTGCGGGATGCTGCTGGTCAGCTTCTACGACGTCTTCCCCGAAAAGTCAAGCGCCTCAACTCCAAAAAGCGAGCGGCTTGATGAGTGGATTCAGCGCACTCAACTGGGCCCCATCGATGAACAGTGGGCAGGGCGTCCCCGGAGCAAAGATGGAGAAGATCAACAAGGGCCCCGCGATCCCGAAGAAACTTCGGCGCAAAAAGACCCGAAAGATTCTGACCCCTAAGCGCCAGCCCTACGTGGCGCATCCCGAGCCACCGATCCGTACCGATGAGGGCGCAAGATGAAGAACAAGATGCATCCGACCCCCGCCGGCGCGGCGCGTAAAAAGGTGATCGTGTACTCGGCGAGCGGTGCAGTGCTCCGGTCGAAGACGTGGAACGTCAAGAAGCTGTCGTCGAAGAAGATGAAGAAGTCCTAAGCGCGGCTGCCTGTTTCTTTCTTCCGGCCACGAGGGCAGCGAGATGTTCGGTCGTCAGTTTACCCGGCTTGATCCCGCGTGGCCGCTTGATTCCTGCCCGCATCTTGTTCATGTGAGCTTTGCGCTGTGCCTTCGTCTTTCTCTTCCATGCCTTTTTGCCCCCGAGCGAAGAGGCTGTGCTATCTTGCAATGCGCGACCTTGCCGACCCGCTTCTTGCCTCTGAAGAAGCGTCGTGTTCTCTATCAAGTTGCGGCGGCCTATCTCTTGGTTGGTTGCATTGACGACGTCGACGCAGCGTTTGCGCAACGCAAGTATGGCACGATCTTCCCATTCGCGTATCTTCCTTCGAGTACCGTGCGGAAGATCGATGGCGATCTCAAGGATGCAACCGAGCTGTAGCGCAGGACGGTGCGCCCCGTAGCGGTTTCCGAAGTCCGTGGTCGATCCCACATATACGCGAGACCGATCCGGCAACCAAAGACCGTAGACGCAGCAAGTCAGATGAGCCAGTTCGGTAGGCAGTTTGTACTTGTTCTTCACTATCACATCTCTTGTTGTGGATACTTAAATATAAGTCGCCGCTACGAGTAAGTCAAGCGGCGCCTCGTGCGTCAGAGAGCACCTCGGTGCTGACCCCGTGATCGTAACCGACGAGCAATAGGGAGGACCAAACAAGAACATGTCGCTATTCTCTACCAGTTACACAGACCCGATTGCTGGGGCAGGTGGAGTCGACTTGTTCCTGTAAGTTCCGGCGGGATCCAATCTCTATGGTACGCCTAACTTACTAGGACTTCCGTCCGCTGTCATCAAGCCCCAGACCTGGCTGGATTTTCATCCGCCGGTCTACCTTCGTGACATCGTGAAGTGGGCCTATGCCCGGGATCACTACACCGGTGAGTGCGCGAACCTCCGCAAGATCACGCACTACCTGATCCGCAAAGGCATCGGAGAAACACTAGAGCAGTTCCAGGAGCGCGTAGCGCTGGCGGACTACACGCCGCACTTCGCGCACATCGTGGACTCGCTGGCCGGCATGCTCTTCGGTATCGAAGTCGATGCGAACCGCGACATGGGATCGCTCGGCGATGAAACGCATCGCGATACGCCCGCAGGCCACCTGTGGATTAACGCAGACGGCGATCGAAACGGCTACCAGACGATCTGGAAGGTCCTGACGACCGAGTTGATTGCGATCCACGATACGTGGATTTTCGTCGATGGCGGCGAGGACGGTCGGTACCCAAAGATCCGCCTGATTCAAGCCGAAGCCGTGACGAACTGGCGCTACGAGAACGGCATCCTGGTTGAGGCAGTGATACGCGAGGTCTTGGATCAGCGCACGAGTCTCGACGATGATCCAAAGAAGGCCGCCGCGCAGTACCTGTACATGACGACCGAGGGCTGGCAGCGCTGGGAGAAGCAGCAGGCCTCGACGAACCCGACGTCCGCGAATCCCGCGGACACGAGCACGCCGGGTCGCGAGATCGCCGTACCGCTTGGCGAAATGACATCATGGCAGTACTTCACGACCAATGGGGAGCGGACGATTCCGCTGATCCCAGTGTCGCTGGCGCTTCGCCGGCACGTGGGCTACATGCTCGCGCGCAAAGCGAACGTCATCTTCAACAAAGAATCTGAGCGCGACTCGCTGCTGCGTCACTGCACGTTCCCGCTACTGAACGTTCATGGCTCGGATACGCACTTCAAGAAGGTCACGGATGCGCTTCGCCGTGGCTCCCGCGCGCTTCAGGTACCACCTGGTGGAACCCCGCACGGATTCATCGCTCCATCGCCTGCGCCGGCGCAGGAGCTGCAGAGCGCGCTCGACAAGAAGACGAATGATCTGTACATCACGGGCTTCCGTGAGTACGGCGGTGCCGCGCAGCGCTCGCAGGGAAACGCCAAGACCGCGCTCGAAGTCCGATACGATGTACAGACCGGCGTGGCGGCCTTCCTGCAGATGCTGAAGAGCGCCATCGACGACGCTGAGAACGCGACGCTCTATCTCCTGGAGCAGACGCTCTTCCCGAACAACCGCGCTAAGTGGGGCACGGCGCACGTAGAGCGCTCGGACGACTTCGTGCCGTTCGACATCAATGAGGTGCTGGAGCGCCTGCACAGCCGATACTTTGGGAAGACCACCAACGTTCCGATTGGCCGGACGGCCCGGATCGAGGTTGCGAAGCGGATTGTTGAGTGGGACGGCCTGCCCGTCGACGAGGACGAGATTGCCGCCGACATCGACAACGCAGCGCTCTTCGCTGCGCTGCAGACCGTCACCGCGCTCTCTCCGGATATTCCGCCCGAGGCGAAGGCCGAGATGGTCGTTCGGATCCTCAGCTCGCTCGGATACTTCGATTCATCGGATGGCGTGATCGGCAAGGATGGCAAACCGAAGAATCCGCTCAACGTTGAAAAGGTCCGTGCAGCGGCGCTCAAGCTCGCCTCAGAGCCCCCTGCTGGCCCAGCAGGGTCGGCCGGTGGGAAGGCTCCTCCGCAAGCACCAGAAGGTCATCAAACCCCGGCTGCGCCGGGAAGTAAGGGGGCCTAAATGCGTACGACGTACCTGAGCGATAAGCTGCTTAACCACGTCTATCGCGCCACGGCGATGACGTCGCCGACGAACGTCTATGCGTCGATCCTCACCGCTGTTGCGGATGCGGAAGCGGGAACGGTCACTGAGACGGCATACGCGGGCTACGCGCGCATCGCGATCACATTCGCGGCGCCCGGTGCCGCAACGGGTGGACGTCGCATTCAGAACTCCGGCGCCATCACGTTCGGCCAGAAGACCGATGCCGGTACCGTCACTGCGATTGCTATTGGAATTCACGATGCGGTCTCTGCCGGTAACATGCTCGACGTGGTCTTCTTGGATACGTCCGCGGTGACGCCGTTCGAGATCGAGACGACGGATACCGCGGGTGATACGCTTACGAGCGTTGGCCACAACATGGCCGCGAACCAGCAAGTGCGCTTTGAGCAGACTCCGGCCGGTGGAGCACTTCCGGCCGGTCTGTCGGAGAACACCACGTACTTTGTGATCGCGACCGGCTTGACAGCTGACGTGTTCAAGGTCTCGACGACGCAGGGCGGTGCCGCGGTGGACATCACGGCATCTGGGATGGGCATCGGTATGCGTCTCACCCCCGTGGTCATCAACCAGAACGACACGCCGCAGTTCGCCGCGAACGCACTCAGCGTCCTGGACGACTAGAGTATGGCCGCGCTCGGCACCACCACCGTGGACTTTGGCGCAGGCGCCTCCAATAGCAACGACACGCACAAGGTCGTGACGATAACTGGTCAGACCGGTATCGTGGCAGGTTCGCTTCCGGAGGGCTGGATCCGCGCTGAGGCGAGCGCTGACCACAACGTCGATGAGCACATGGTCGAGGCGCTGGAATTTACGGCAGGCAACATCGTCGCCGGCGTCGGATTCGACATCACCGTGCGATGCTTCCAAGGCAAGACGTACGGCGTATTCAACATAAATTGGGGCTGGGCCTAACACATGGCACTTCCGATCGTATCCGGCGCATCAACAGATCAGTGGACCATCGACCCGACGAGTAAAGCGGGCCGCGTTACGCTGTACGACTCTGCCGGGAACCCGATCATCGCGAACTACCTGGGGCGGTACATATCGCCCATTGCGCAGCGGATGACGGGAACACCCGTGGCGAACATCATGATTCATCAGCTGCAGAACAGCAATGGAACGCGAACAGTCGTCGTCAATCGCCTCAATGTCAGCATGTTCTTTGATGGTGTGTCCACGGACTCGTTGTTCACCATCGAGATCGGCAAGGCGACGGGCATGACGCTCATCACTGGAGACACGACTGCTGTCATCAAGCGTACCGCACAGGGCGCGCCGGTCTCTGGAATCGTTCGCAACACGTTCGGTGGCACGGTCACTGGTACCTTCGTGAAATTTGCACAGTTCAGTGCGTCGCGGATCTCTCCCGGTGTGGGTCAACCGATGGGGATCACGAACTATGACCTCTATGACCAGGCAACGCTCTCGAATGAAATCGAGCTGAACAACCTGGAGGGGCTCGTGATCCGGTACGGTTCGAACGGCGGCATCGCCGGCGACAACCTGCAGGGCTTTATCGAGTGGGAGGAGAAGTAACATGGCCGCGACACCAGCGATCTATCGCGCCGCAACCGTTGGTTCCTTGGCAACCGCCTCGACGACGACCTCCTTCTTTGTCATCCCGGGCAGCGCAACGCGAACTGTCCTCGTCCGTCGCATCATTGTCTCTGGATTGACCACGGCGACGCTGGCGATCAATACGTTGCTATGCCGAAAGCTGTCGACCGCACCTACCGGCGGCACGGCCACGGACCTCGTGAAAGTTCCGCTCGATTCGGCCAGCGTGGCCTCAACACTCGGCGGAGCCGGTCTTGGCCCCCGATTCTACACGGCTGCACCGACAGACGGAACCGTTGTCGGTTCACTCGGCGTGGACATGTTCATGGCAAAATCAACAACGGTCGTTGACGGTGCTGAACCGGAGTATCGTGAGTTTCACTTCGTAACGCCCGCTGAGGTATATCTGCGCGGAATAGCGGAGCACGTAGCGGTATCGTTAGGAACGGCCGTCATCATGAATGTCGGCATCCAAGTTGAGTGGCAGGAAATCCAATAACGGAGGCTCCATGAGCAAGCAGGTATACCCGCATGCTGGTGCAACAAGCTCTGACATCGATCCGTCGTTGGGCCGTACGCTTGAGTACTTTGCCTGTGATACGCTGAGCGAGATCACCGAGGCCGTGGGCGCCGGCGATATGGCCTATGAGCGCTCGACAAAGAAACTTTTCGTCCATGACGGCGAGTTTCAGGCCATCGACAAGACGCAGACCGTCGTGCTCGCGAGCGATTTGGCCAGCACGTCGACGTCCTTTGTGGACGCCACGGGCCTCTCGTTCCCCGTTGTGGCCTTCGGTATCTACTCGTTCGTGTTCACGGTGCTCTGGAAGGCGTCCTCGACGTCCTCTGGTCTCGGGCTCGGACTCACTGGGCCGGCTTCGCCGGCGCACCTAGGCATGATGCAGGTGATGCCGATCAGCTTCTCGAACATCGATACGACCTTCGCACGCAGCTACGACCAGGCCATCGCCTCGTCGAGCGTCAATGATGCGAACGCGGACATGCTCGCAACGCTGAAGGGCATATTCGTGAACGGCGCGAACGCCGGTACGCTCCAACTACGCCGGAAGAACCAGGGTGGCAATGTCACGACGACGATCCTCGCCGGGAGCATCTGCCGCTGGCAGCAAGAGAACTAATCTCCGATGTCGATCCTCCTCGCATTTCAGGGTGGAGGTCAGACCCGAGCGCTCCGAGCAGCGGGAGTAGCGCGAGGGATTGACGCAGCGCAGTGGACCGGTATCACCCACGCGCTGACGGTCGCGGGCAGTGCCACCGGCACTGATGCCATCAAGTGGACCGGTATCACGCACGGGATGATCGCCGCCGGCCTGAGCGCCGGAATAGCGGCTACGCAGCTCACGGGCTTCATACGAGGCTTGAAGGGCGCCGGCATCGCGGAAGGAATCGATCGCGCGCAGTGGACCGGCATCACGCACTCGCTACAAGGCGAGGGGATCGGTGAAGGCACGTCCGCTGTCAAGTGGACCGGTGTCACGCACGGTCTGAGCGGCGCCGGTCGAGCAGTAGGAATTGATGCCGTCAAGTGGACCGGCATCACACACGGACTCATCAGCGCCGGCCTCTCCCGTGGCGATGGCATCATCATCGCGACTAGCGGCCAGACGCTCGTGCTCACGGGTCGAAGCATAGCCCGCGGCAATAGCCTCGTACAGTGGACCGGCATACTCCACCCCCTGACGGCCGCAGGCGCGGCCCGAGGGATCGGACGAAGTAGCCTGGTTCCCTACGTGGTCGTTCGCTTGGAGATCTGGAACGAATTCATGTCGACGCGGCGCCTTCGGGTGCTCGCGACGACCGTCGGCCCCGGGACGCCACTCTATCCCGAGGATCAGGGCTGGGTCCCGAACACGGGACAGGGCCCATAACCGCATAAAAAGCTGCAAGAACCACTTGCGTGCACTGTCATGACAGTGGTATCTTACATATTGGTCGCCGGCCGGTGACCGCCCGCCCCGCTGGGTAAGCGGAGAAGCTGAAGCGCCACGCGATCACGCGTGAGAGGAGACGGCCCAGATGAAAATCAACACGAAGCTGCCCGACGGGACCCCTACGACCATTGAGGTCTCAGACGAGGAAGTGCAGTCGACGGGCTTGTTCATGCCGACGTCCAAGTTCCAAGAAGAGCTGACCCGGCGCGGTGTGAGCATCGCCACCAAGCAGGGGTACGTGAAGCCCGAGGACCTGACACCGGAGCAGATCAAGGAGCTGGCGACCTCGAAGGGCGTCAAGCTCGTGACGGAGCCGGATCCAGGCAAGACCGCTACCGCGATCGAGGAAGCAACCGCGCGTCAGCGCGAGTCGTGGGAGCGCAGCGAACTCACCCCCGTGAAGACGAAGGTATCGGAGCTGGAGTCCGAGAACGAGACGCTGTTGCAGCAGCAGCTGCACAGCCAGATTCTCGCGGCAGCAGCCGCGGCAGGCATCGAGAAGACGCTGCTGCGCGCGCCGAGCAAGCACTCTCTGCCCCCTATCGTCAGCATGTTGCAGGACGCGTTCGCGTACGACGTTGACACCAAGCAGTTCTACGTCATGTCAGATGACGGTGAAGGGTTTGCATTCTCGGATAAGCCTACTGAGGATCATCCGTACAAGGATCCCGATGAGTTCGTGAATCAGTGGGCGAGCGACAAGGCCAATGCGAAGTTCATCGAGGTGACGTCCCAGCGCGGTCCTGGTCTCCAGGGAACCGTTGGCGGCGGCCGGCCGGGACAAGGTCCCGTGCATCTCTCGAAGGCCGATTCGCGCAACGCCCGTGTCATCCAGGCAGCGCAGGCAGAAGCAATCAAGCGTGGTCTCGATCCGTACAACGGCGGGATCGTCTACGACGCTTAGCACGATAGTCAAGGCGCTCATTTAGGCCTCCCACCCCGAGGGTCATCGGAGACGCAGGTACTGTTTCCCTGGTGGTACAGCAACGCAACATAGACGTCGGCCCGGTCCACCCCGGCCGCAGTACTGAGACGTCTCACCGCCCCTATGGGGCAGGAGCAAACCGCATGGCTAACACCCTTGGCGTGTTTGATCCGATCTTCTACGCTTCGGAAGCGCTGATCTACCTGACGAACAGGCTCGGGCTCGCTAGCCGCGTCTACCGTCAGTATGATCCGGCTCCTCAGCAAAAGGGATCCACGATCAACATCGCACAGCCTGGCGTCTTCTCTGCCAGCGCGATGCCGGGCACTGGCTCGGACATCACCCCGCAGACGATTTCCCTGGTGCTGAACAACTGGAACGGTGTCGTGCTCCAGCTCAGCGACAAGGAACTCGCGTTCACGAAGGAAAAGATCATCCAGGATCACGTGGGCCCCGCGGCCTACGCGGTCGCAAACCAGATCGACGTTGACATCGCGAAGCTGTGGACGGATGTGCCGTGGTTCGTTGCGGCCGCTGGCCCACCGTCGACCGAAGCCGACATCATCGCGGTCCGGAAGATCCAGCTCAACCAGCGCGTGCCGCTTCAGGACGGCCTGATGCACTTCATGGTCAGCCCGAGCGTTGAGGCCGACTGGCTTGGTCGTTCCCTGTTCAACCAGGCGAACACGTCCAGCGACGGTGCAGATTCGCAGCGGCGCGGCGTGCTTGGCCAGAAGTTCGGGTACGAGCTGTTCTCGAACCAGAACGTGCAGAGCATCGTCGACACCGCCATGACCATCGTTGGTGCAGTCACGGTCACCGGCGCGACGGCGCAGTACAGCGCGACGATTACGATCACCGCGGCTACGACCTTGACGGGCACGCTGAAAAAGGGCGACGTCATCGTAGTGACCACGGGTGGCGTGGCGTACAACTACGCCGCAACGGCTGATACGGTCGCTGCATCGAACGCCCTCACCAACCTGCCGATCAGCCCCTCGCTCCGCGTGGCGGCTTTGAACGGTGACACGGTGACGATCAGTCAGTTCAACGGCAAGCAGGCGAACCTGGCTTTCCACCGGAACGCGTTCGCGCTCGGTATGGGCGTGCTCAGCGAGCTGGGCGACGGCAAGGGTGCCTCCATCGGGTCGGTCTCCGATCCCGTGACGGGCCTCGCCCTGCGGTCGACGGTATGGTACGACGGAAACAACGGTCAGCTAAAGCTCCGTATCGATGCGCTGTACGGTACGAAGACCTTGAACCCTGACCTGTCCGTACGGCTACACTACTAGCGTAGGAATGTTGTTCTAGTAGTCGTTCTTCTCTGGCGGTTGGGTCGAACCGACCGCCAGACATTCCCCAACAAACAGGGACCTCCATGACCGCAGGAATGGGACACTTCAATCTCGTCGACGGCGACAGCGTGAACGCTGTCGGTTCCGCCACGACGCCGGGCGCTGGTGCTGCGATTGCGACGATTGCCGCCGCGTCGTTGCCCAAGGGCAAGTACCGCGTCAGCATCATGCCGTCGTTTGGCGGCACGGCAGGCACGGCGAACGACATGCAGCTCAAGAAGGGTGCCACCGTGGTCGGAACGCTCTTTACGCAGGGCGCCACCGCGAACACCGGATACGCGCGGCAGGATTTCGACCAGGTCACGCTTGATGGTGCTACCGCTCTTTCCGTGAACGCTAACGCCGGTGGCGCGGGCGTGTACCAAGCCGTCCTGACCGCAACCAAGCTGCCGGACTAAAGGGGTCTTCATGAAAACCGATCAGAACCGCGCGAAGCTCCGGGGCAATGTCGCTCCGCAGGTTGCTCCCGTGATGGTACCGGAGTTCCCGATGCACGACTGGGAAGCGACGGATCTCGTCCGCACGAGCAGCATTCGGACCGAGCAGCAGGCGATCAAAGAGGGCGTCAATGACCCGACGATCGCGGAGCACCTGAGTTCCACTCGCGGCCGGCAAGTGCCGAGCCCCGACGCGAACGCCGCCGTGTTCCAGCCACATGACAAGACGCGTGGATTCGAGAAGGCCGAAGTCCGATGGGAGCACGGCTCCGAATCTGACTCGCAATACAACGGCATGGACGTGCAGCCGGGCGTCGCGCCGGGCGGTTTGGCGAAGGATCCGCAGTTCAACGCCAAGACCTGTATCGTGGGCGACATGGTCACGGGCCCCGATCCGAAGGCCATGGACGTTGGCCGGAAGCAGATCGATGCCATCGTGACTGGTACGTTGATGTCTGGTGGAGAGTTCCCGCGAGCCAAGGGCCCGCGTGTTCCGCTGAAGGACTGGCCGAAGGACGAAACGAAGACGTACGTCAACAACGCGCCCGAACCGGGCAAGGAGTAGGTCATGATCGAGCAAATGGGAGCCGCAACGGGCGCCGGCGAAGTCAACAAGGTTGACAAGGGTTGGCCGCCTAAGTCCATGAACCAGAAGATGCTGAAGCAACAGGGCGAGGACCGCGGCAACATCGACGCGCTCATGAGCGGTGGGCACTACGATCCGTCAACCGTGACGGGCGCGAGCGAGGGCATGGACGTCACGCCGAACGAGAGCACTCCGTACGGTGGTGGCGAGAACGCGCACGTGGCGGGCGGCACCTATGGCTTCACGGGTGTCCCGGCCGTTGGCACGAAGGTCGAACCGTATCCTGAGATCGATTCGCTCATCTACAAGGGAGAGCCGATCGGCGCGGGGTATCAGCCGCGCAACATGGTCCCCGTGACCGAGACGCCTGGCAATTCCAAGGTGGTCGGTGACATGGGTACCGGGATGCCGAGAGACGGCGAGTTCTCCGGTCCCGCGAAGATCGGGCCCGGCAACATGGTATCGGACTTCGAGGCCAGTGAGGCTCGTGACTCTGGCGCCGAGGACACGTTCACGGCGCCTCTCGTCGGCGACCTGTTCGCTGGCATGCCGTGGGATGGCAGCTCGACCGAGAAGCACATGGCCTCGCAGCTGTCGCCCGAAGGGCTCGTCACGGGCAACGAAAAGGGTGCCTATGCGCCTGGCGTCAACAAGCCCACCGTCGTGCCGCCTGTTGGCACGCGTCCATCGAACGATCGTGGCATCGCGGGTTCCGCCGACATCAAGGCGGGGGAGTAATCCATGGCCCCCTACAAGGTAACGGGTAAGCTCGGCACGGGCTCGCGCTTCAAGAAGTTGAAGAGCACGCTCGGCAAGCGTCCGGGGATCAAGAACCCCGGTGCTCTGGCCGCATTCATCGGCCGGAAGAAGTTTGGACCGAAGAAGTTCGCGAAGCTGTCCTCTCACGGACGCAAGTAGTCACCGTGACCAAGCCGACGGGCAAAGGTCGTGGATTCAATCGTCGTGGCATGGAGAGTCCGCGTACGCAGCACGCTACACGGAGTCCCACCATTCGAGATTTGGAATGGGCCGCTGGATTCGTTGAAGGAGAAGCTTCCTTTCAGAACCAGGCGGGCTCGCCGACGATGCATGCCCCACAGGTGAATCGAGAGCCGTTGGTGCGCATGCTGGTGCTCTTCGGTGGCACTATCGATCCGCCGCGCAAGGTTGGTAGTCCGACGAGTTGCTGGCGCATCAGCGGCGCCCGTGCTCGCGGCGTCATGCTCACTCTCTATCCGCTGTTATCCGAGAAGCGGAAACAACAGATTCTGGCCTGCGTGTAGCCTCGCTCACGTAGCGTAGCTGGGGGGTGACTCAGGAAGTATGGCGACGACGTATTTCGATCCAGCAAGCGCCGGTGACAGGAATCTATTGCCACCGGGCATGCGAAGCGACGCAGAACTGGCTAACGTAGCAGCGCTGTCGGAAGTGGACGTGATTGGGTACTACACACAGGACCCCGCCTACTTCCTGTAGCTTTACACGAACCAGCTTGGCCTGCAGGGCTTCTTCGATGCCACATTCGGCGTCGGTGAAGATGTAACGAACCAAGGTGCACCGGCCAACGCCGTCGTACCGCAGCTCCGCGTGTTCCTGCGTGGGTACAAAGCTGACGCCTCGGATCCCGCTGTGGATCCGAATCTGAAGCTCGCGCTCAAGCGCGCGATCGCGGAAGTCATCGCGTGGCGCTTGAACCAGTGGAAGTCCATCGAGCCTGGCGTCGAGGCATCCTCCGGCACCGATGGCGGCGTGCCGAAGAGCAAGAAGTTCCGGGCGACGGCAGAGGATCGCTATCCGCCCGACTGGACCCGTTGGCTATATGCCTTCGATTCACGTCCCGTGCTGTGGGGATGGTGACGACATGGACGTATGGGATGACAGCCAGCCCGATGGCCCCGAGCCCGAGCCGTGGAAGAAGCAGCCCCAACCGCCCCGACAGGATGTAACCCCGAGCGGACAACCGCACGGTTACTTCGAACCGAGCAAGTACTCGCTACTCGATTCAGATGCCCTACGGCGCCAGAAGCACTACCATCGACTCCTAGCCGATAGCATGACGCCGCATCCGCTGTGGTGGAAGCGCCTGATGGCCTTCCTAGGGCGTGGCGTATGATGGACACATCGCCGCTCGACTACACGTACGTGCTCATGGGCAACCTGACGAATCAAGTCCGTGATCTCTTCACGCGGATATTCGAGTCAGAGGGCTCAGAGGCCGGCGAGGCATGGGAGCCGTTATCCCCTGCTACCGAAGCCCGAAAATTGCGACTCGGGCTCAGTTCCGCGATCCTCGTAGCCGAGGACGACCTCCGACGCTCCCTAGCATTCGGGACGGGAGGCGGATACGCTGAGCTGCGCGATGAGCATACACTGGCAGTCGGTACCGATGACCCAGCAGGACCGTTTCATCAGCTCGGAACGCGTCGGATGCCGCAACGAAAAATTGCGCCCGATGCATCTGACATTCCACAGGCGGAGACCACGGACTGGTCGAACATCGCCGGTCAGCATGCTAAGGGACAGATCGGGAAGCGACTAATGGATGCCTTCGGCGAGCTGAAGCGCTTCGAAGAGGGCGCCGAGGGCGCGATCGAATTGGTCCTAGAGGACCTGGCAGAACTCGCGGAGGTCTTGGTCATATGAGCGGACGCCTGGAAATCGAACGACAGGTCGCTGACTGGCTTGGTAGTGACGTGAACACACGGATCACCACGGTGCCGGTTGATGCCGGGGATCCACTACCCCCCGTGATCCCGACGTTCATGGCGTCTGGTGAGGGCGTTGACGTCGCCACGCCGAATAACCTGGCGATCTTCGACTCCACGCGGCACGCGATTGTTGCCTCGCGTCAGGCGCCGCCGGCGTATCCGGCGCTCTACGTGATGTCGCAGGGTCCGATCCTCTTCAAGGGTGAGCCGGTACCCGCGGGACAGATCCGCTACGCTGCTGCTCCAGTGAAGATCGCGATTCGGTACCTGACTGCGAACACTGATGTAGCCGCGGCGAGACGCGACGGTTGTTACACGCTGCGAGCCGTTGCGCGAAGCCTACGGCAGATGTCCAAGACCCAGATGCCGCTCGTTCGGAATGGCATCGAGATGATCCTCGGGATGGATCCGCTAGAGTTCTACCCCGTGGTCGAATCAGTCGGTAATGGCCGTGTGGCCGGCGCCGTTGTTGTTGCCTACGACGTTCGCGATGTTAACCCGGAGTACTGACCAACATGAGCACGACATTCATCATGCCTAACGGGGAAGCTATTCCAGTGCCGCAGGATGTCGTGGCGCAGGGGAACGCGGCCCAACAGTCGTTCTACGACCTTCAGGCGCAGCGCATTGCGCTCGAAACAGCGCCGGCCGAGCCGGCAGGGAGTGACGCATGACCGCACCTCGCACACTTAACCAATGGGGCTACGCGGCCAAGATCGAGACGACGTATGGTCTGATCAACGCGCCAGGAGTCGGCGACGGCATCCTGTTGAAGATGGTCCCCTCTGTCGACGTTCCGCAGTGGCTGAACCCCGGCGATCGTGGTGTCACGCCTGGTGCCGCGCCGCGTCAGAATGCGCCGAACTCGGGCCGCTGGGGCAGCTACAAGCTCCAAGCAGAAGGTATCGGCTTCGGGGCAGCGTACAGCGCCGGCAACAAGCCACACCTGGACGTGCTCTACCAGGCATCCGGCTTCAGCTCGACCGGTAGCTTCACGGGTGGCCAGGAAAACTACCTGTACGCTCCGCAGACGCAGCCTACCGCGTTGACGTCCGTTACTTCCGATGTGAACCTGTCCGGAATGCTCTATCGTTTGTACGGCGCCTACGCCGATCTGTCCGTGGCGTCGAAGGGCCCCGAGATCCCGATCTGGGACTTCGAGATGAACGGCATCATGGATCCGATGACAGACGCCGCGATTCCGGCTTATTCATCGTATCCCGCCATGGCGAATGTGCCTATGAAAGCGGATGCCATGACGGCGAAGATCGGTCTCTTCGTGGCCGGCGCGAATAACACTGGCTTGGTTCTGCGGTCGTTCGGCCTGAAGATGGGCCGTAGCATCAAGAATCACCGTGCCAACCTCGCCTCGCTTGGTTCGTCTTTCGGGCACGCTGGCTTCACGCCCGCCTACCGCAAGACCGAGATCGAGATGGTGGTCGAGCGCGTGGCATTGGCGACGACCACGCCGTGGAATACCGCGACGACGCTGAACCCGTACAAGCTCGCAGAAGACGCGGTGCCCGTGTTGCTGCAGTTGTCGGTCGGCGCGACGCAGTACAAGCGCTGGCACATCCAGACCGGAACCGCTCTGACCGCAGGCGCCCCGAATCCGGCGGCGCAGGCGATCCTGACGAACGTGAAGGACACCGCGGACGGGCCAACGGCCACGTGGACCCTGACGTTCGAGTGCTTCGCATCGACGTACGGCGCTTCAGATGAGGTCAGCATCCTCTACAATTAGATTCACTCCGCAGGGACCGGATGGACGCTTCGCGACCGTCCGGTCCCCGCACCCCTCCCCGCAGGAGCTCCTCCGATGTTCGACGCACAAGCCTACCTAACCACACTTGAACCTCCCGTGTACATCGATCGCGCAGGTAAGAAGCATACGGGACGCGTGCTCGGTGCGGATCAGTGGCTGATGTTCCAGCACTCTCTTCGCGCTTCAGACAACGTCGATCGCATACTTCAGCGCATCGTTGCGCACATCTTTCCCCATCCGTGGTGGAAGATCTGGCGCCACTCTGTGCGGTGGGACATATGGCAACTGCCGCCGATTGGACGGATGCGAGCCGTGTGGAATTTTATGCAGTCCCAGGCGAAGGCGATGGGCGTCTCCTTCCCTGGGACATTCCCGACGCTGCAGCCGCCGCTCGACTCGATGGCCGTCCCGTCGCCCGACTCCCCGACACCTGGCTACTCGCAAAGTTCCATCAGCGATACCCAGGGCTTTACTATAAGTGGGGCGCCGGCTGGCACACCACCGATGGAACCATCCCCCACCGTCTATTCTTAATGCTATTGGGCGGGATCGAGGTCCTCGAAGCTGGTGACAGCGTTCGTGCAGCAAACAGCGCGGCCTTGGGACAGGCGCTGGCAACGGCTGGTGACACGCCCTCCGTGCAGCGCGTGATGGCACAGATGATTCGAACCGCTTACCCTGAACGATACGACGACTAAATGGCCTCCATCGTTGAAATTCTGATCAACATCAAGGATAACGCATCCGCGGGATTGGCGAGTCTTGCCAATGCCATGAGCGGAGCGTCGGATGCCGGATCGGGACTCAGCAGCACCCTCAAGACGGTCACCGAAGTCATCGGTGCCGCGGCACTCGGCGCTGCTGTCACGGCTTCGGTTGAGGTATGGGCCAAGTGGCAGCAGAGCGTGGTCGAGTTGAATGCCGCCTTGTCGCTGACGGGACAGTACTCGGAGGCCGCGAGCGCGCAGATCCAGGGCATGGCGGAATACATCCAGAACGTGACGAGTGTCTCCAAGCAGAGCGCGCTCGGTGTGTCGGAGATGGCCGCGGCCTTTACGCATCTGCAGCCCACGCAACTTGCAGAGCTTCAGAAGGCTGCCGTCGGATTCCAAGCGGTCTTCGGCGGCGGTATGGAGCACGCCGCATCGCTCTTCTCCCGGTCGCTGGAGGGTTCAGGAATCGTGCTGCGCCGGTATGGTGTGGATATCGATTCCACCATGTCGGAATCGGAGCGCTTCAGCGCTATCATGTCGCGATTTGGCCCGATGTTCCAAGTCGCCGTATCGGGTGCGGATACGCTTGCTGGACGCTTCGAGCAGATGAAGAATCAGTTCCAGGATCTCGAACGTACCGTGGGAGACCTGGTGACGCGTATACTCGGCCTACAGGGTGGTATCGAGGGCACCAAGGGCGTAGTTGAGCGTGCCAATGAGTGGATCAAGGACCACGGGGACATCCTCGTGGCTTACGGCACGAGATTCGTCGCCGCGATGACGGCGCTCATCGAGCTAGTCCCTGCGCTCTTCCTCGTGGTGATCGATAAGGTCGCACCACTCTTCGAAACGGTGAAGGGATGGATCGACAAGATCGAGGAGCTGTTGGCGAAATCGAGCAAGGCAATTCTTGACGCCACTCAAGGGGCTGGTCCGAAGCTCGTGATAACGGCGGACACTACGCCGGCGGAGAAGCACATCGCAGAACTTGAAACCAAGTTCCAGAATCTCGTGAAGCTCCTGATGACGCCCGTGGAAGTCTCGCCCGTGCGTCGCTTGGGGACCGTGGAGACCGGAAAGGGTGCCGAGGAGAACCTTCCAACAGCGATAGTGAAGGCCTCGGATACGACGATCATCTCGGGCATGATCTCGCAGCAGAAGGAGCTGACGGAGCGCGTTCATGAGGGATCTTTGACGTATCAGGACTACTTGTACTACATCAACAAGGTCCGTGACACCATGGTGGTGCAGCTCGCCGCTATGCGCGCGCACAAGGAAGCCCTGGTCGACGAGGAGAAGACCGGAAAGGACAACAATCTCGCGATCCAAGGCACCGAGGTACAGATCAATCGGCTCGTTGTGGCCCTCAAGTCGCTCGGCCTCGAAGGAGATCCGAACGTCAAGAGCCTAACCGCGAGCATCAAGGACCTGGATGAGCAGTACAAGACCGGCGTCATCACGCTCGGGGCATACGAGACGGCGAAGCAGAAGCTCATCGATCAGATCAAGGCCGAGATCGCGGCCGATGTAGCGCTGTTGACTTCGTTGACCTTGACGAAGGATCAGTCCGATGCTCTGACGAAGAGTATCGCGGCACTCCGTGGAGAACTCGATAAGTTGGAAAAGGCCGGCGCGACTGCCGGGGAGCGTATCTTCCGCGCATTCGCCGGTAGTGGCGGTATCACCGAGGCGGCCGAGGCAGCTAAGAGATCCTTCAAGGAACTCGGGGAAGAGACCATTACGGCAGGCACTGCTGCTGCTGGCGCGGCACTGGCGAGCGGAAAGAACGTTGGCGCTGCGCTGAAAGAGGTGGCGCGGACTGAGTCGGCGCACGCCTTTGCCAAGGCCTTGGAGTACCTCGCGGAGGCACTTGCCGCGACGGTGATAAGTCCTGGTCAGGCGGGCGGGCTCTTTGCTGCCTCGGCGGAAATGTTCGCTGCTGGTGAGGCCTTCAAGCTAATCGGAGGGGGTGGCGGGGGCGGAGGGGGCGCAGGCGGTGGCGGAGGTGGCGGAGGTGGCGCTTCGGCGCAACAGACCTCGAACTCCGTACAGGGACTTGCCCAGGGAGGCTTCACTCTCGTGATTCCGGCGGGGCTGACCAACTCCCCGCGCTTCTACGACGAGCTTATGGGCGCCATCGAGCAGGCGGGCATCCGTGGCATCCACGTCGCCACGCAGGGCTGAGTGATGACCGTCCAGGTGTTCTCCTTCACCGATGCCGTCTCGCGGTCGCTCGCCGTTATCAGCGCGATCCGCCAACGACTGTTCTCGGAGGCAGACATCGCTGCCCGTGCTCCAATCGGATTGCTCGATGGCTCCGGCTTCATGGACGGGACCTACATCCTGGACGGCATGCGGTGGCCTGACGTTGCTCTTACTGACGCCATCAAGCGTCGGGATGTCTCGACGGGCGCGGCACCTCGCGCCCCGGCGGGCATCTGTGACGGCTCTGGATATGCTGACGGAACTTATTTCTGCGACGGGATGAGGTGGGCTGATGTCGCCTTCAAGGACGCTATCTAGATGACTATTCTCTCTTGGGCTCTCGCGAATGAGAAGTTCGTCGGCCTGAATCATCCGACATTCGGCGACGTTGTCAATCGACCGCTTCGTCAGATGCTCAGCCTATCGGGTCGTGACCCGGATGCGGCGTTCACTGGGTTACGTCCGGTATTCAACGTCAAGTCCTACGGTGCGCCTTGGGACGGCGTGAATGACGACGCGCCGTTCGTCAACGCTGCCGCATCGGCAGCGTTCGCGGCAGGAGGCGGCGACGTGGTATTTCCGGCAGGTACTGGCATCACCGGGGCATCGTTAATCCTCTATCCTAAGGTCCACTATGTCGGAGCCGGACGCGAGGCGACGATCATAAAGGCGAAGCCGGGTACGGCGGTTGACGTCTTCAAGGGGAACAACTACGATTCGCTCACGGGGACAAACAGCGCCGATGGCGCGTATGCCTGGGCGATTCGCCACTTGACGATCGACGGAAACTCTGGCGCGGGAGCCACCGGTGTCGGGGTGAAGGTCTATGGATACTCGTTCGACGTGCAGAATGTCGCGATCCGCTTCTGCTCAGGCGATGGCTGGCTCTCCGAGTGGGGCACCGCAACGACGCCATCGCCCAACCGCTCAGACTTCATGGAGTCCGTCGTAATCGGCCTGCGGTCACACGACAATGGCGGCTGGGGAATACACTGGAAGGGACCGCACGACAGCTATCTCGCCTTCTGCGTGGCGGCTCTGAACGGCAACGGCATCTGGAATGATGGCGCGGGCGACGCCGTATTCATGCACGGCTGCCACGTGTGGGGCTCCAACACGATCGTCGGCTTCCAACTCGATCACATCACCCATTGCACGGAGTGCTACGCCGAGCCAGCAGGCACCAACGCCATTGGCTTCGCGATTAACGCTCAGCAGTGCCAGCTTGAGGCATGCCGGGCGTCCAGTTCCTCCATCGGTTACGAGATGCAGGCGGGGGGGAACCACTGCCGCGTGAAGGGCGTCTCGTCAGGCAACGGAACGGGACTCAAGATCACCAACCCGGCCAGCGCGAACGATGTTGACCTGATGATCCAGTCGCCCACTGTGTCGCCGATCACGTTCAACGGGACCGACGCTGGTGGTCACGTCATCACGGCGCATGTCGACGGCTTCACTGGATCCGTCATCAGCGGTACGCCCTCGGGCGCGACGACGCTCAAGCTGTACACAAGCGGCGGTACGACGGGTGGCCAGGAGAAGGGTTCGATCATGGCGCCTACCGCATGGGCGCGAGTTGACCTTGCGGACGGTGCATCCGTAGCGATCGACGCGTCGAAGGGAAACTGGTTCCGGTTTGCGCCCAGCACGACGGGGGCAAAGACGATCCAGTTCCCGACCAACCTGGTTCAGGGACAGCCGTTCATCTTCGAGTGCTTCAACAACAGTGGCGGTACCATCACGCTGACGTTTGCCGCAGGTTGGCACGTGGGGTGGACCGATCCAGCCGGCGGCAAGGTGCGCGCATTGCTTGCCGTGGCAGAGAACAATCCCCCGACGGTGCTGATCCAGATCGGCGCCGTATCACCGGATACTTGATATGACCGCTATCTCCTGGGTTCTCTCGACCGATCGCTTCGTGGGCCGCAACAACGCGGTCTACGCGGACGTGCTCAACCGTCCGCTGCGCGCGCTCCTCACGCAGTGGGGATACGACCCGGACGGCACGGACTTCTCGATGCCGACCGTCTATGCGCACACGTTCGCGGGCGCGAACGGTGGTCTCAAGATCCAGGCCGCCATCACGGCGGTCGCAGCGGCGGGGGGTGGGGTCGTGGACTGTCAGGGTCTTACCGGCGCGCAGACGTTGGACGTCAACCTCTTCGCCAACGTGACGTCTGAGACGCCGTTGAAACTAATCTTCGGCGCATCAATCTGGACCGTGGCGACGACCGGTTCCCAGCAGCCCTGGGGCAAGCTGACCGTCGCGCTGAACAACACGACGTTCGTCCTCGCGGACGGCACCGTGGCCTGGTTCCTCTGGGACTTCAGTGTACATGTAGCGGGAGGCTCCGCCGTCGTGACCAACGGCTCAGCGGACATCACGATATCAGTCGTTCCGTCCGGCGTTCCGCTGGACGTCGGTCGTGCCATCTCGATCTTCGGACACCTGGCGGAGCACGGCGGGCGAGACAACTCGACGCTGAGCGCTGATATCACGTCGACGCAGACGACGATCGCGTTGGTCTCAACGACGGGACTAGCGAATGGGCATTACATAAAGATGGAGAACGAGATCTGTCGCATAGGCACCGTGGACAGTGCCACGCAGATCTCCGGGTGCATCCGTGGGGACCAGGGAACCGTTAACGCTTCTCACCTTAGCGGCGTTGCAACCGATCGGGTCGTCTACCAGAGCTACGAGATCAAGGCGGTCAACGGCTCGATCGTGACGCTTGACGAGCCGTTCGCCGGAATATCTAGCACCGGGACGCGCAGCCTGAAGGTGGGACCGCGTGACGTATCCTTCGAGGGCGTCGGGACATTTGACGGCAGCAAGCCTCCCACCAACTCACCCAACAACGCCGGATGCATCGGCTTCTACAATGGGACCAACCTTAAGGTCGCTCGGACCATCACCATCAAGTCCTGGGATCACATCGGAGTGTTCACACGGCAGGCACGCCATGCGGAGGTCGACGGCACGTATCGCGACATGGGCTGGCCCCTAGAAGCGCTCGGATTCTCCGTTATATTCATGCATGGGTCGAAACACTGCACGGCCTACGGGGAGTACGAGAACTGCAACTACGGCCCCGCGACCGATGACCGGACCACCTCACCATCGATCGATGACAACGCCACGGTGGGGTGTGTCCTTAAGCCCCGCAGCATCCGTCACGTTCACGGCGGCGTGATCTCCGAGGGCTCGATCAACTGCTACGCTGACGTTCCCTACGTCTTTGATTGGGGCTTGGGCGGCAGCGGGTTCGCACTTTCGATGACGGGCTCGCCGCAGTGGGTCACGTCACCGACGATCGTTGGCCAGGTTGGCCTCCTGGGCTACGCCTCGCCAGCCGCCAACGCGGTCCTGATCAGCGGAACACCGAGTGACGGGTGCGTGGTCGTCTACCGAAACAGCGCCGGGACTGTTAGCGGCACGCTGCCGAACGGCGTACACGTTGTGGGAGCCTCGATCACGGTCAAGGTCGCTGGCACGACGCGGTTTAGTCTTCCCATCAGCGGCCCGATCACCTTTGGCGACTCGGTCGCGGTGACCGGCAATTTCACGGCCACCGGCACCATCGGCGTCATCGGGGGCGTCGGGGCGACGCTCGGAGGCGGCGGCCAAGCCAAACTAAACCTGGACGGCGTGGCGGCCACGTTCGCTGCGGGCGAGATGGGAATCGGTGCGAGCGTCGGCAACATGAACTATTACGCCCGGGGGTCACATAATTTGGGGAACGCTACCACGGGTATCACCCAATTCAGCATCTCGAACGCTGGCATCATTAATGCGGTCACGGGAAATTACCGTGTGGCTGGCGTCGACGTCGTCAAGACGCGTAAGACGGGCTACACGAACCTCATGACCGGCACGGCCAACCGCGCCACGGCGTACGACACATCAACGATCACCCTCGTCCAACTCGCCGAGCGCGTCAAGGCGATCGAGGACGACCTCCACGCCACGGCCGGACACGGCCTGATCGGAGTCTAAACATGCCCGCCCTCAAGATCACCGAACGTCAAGCGGAGCTGTTCCGGCGCTTACAGGCCAACCTCGGCCAGGCACAGCGCGAGATGCAGCTCGTCACAGCAGCCATCCTCAGCGGTCACGACGTCGTTGACGCTGAAGACATCCAGCTCGTCTGCGAGCCGGGCGCTCCGCCCTTGCTCGTCTACCAGGTGCCGGCGCTGCCGGCGCAGGAGTAACCATGGCCACCCCGCAGAGCATCCGAAACTACGTCCCGGGCGACGACCTGCAGATCGTCGTGACCGTCTCGAACCTCGACCCGTCTGACGCGCTCGTCAAGGCATGGCTGACCGTCAAGGCCAGCGAGGCTGACGCCGATCCCGGCGCGCTGCAGAAAATCATCACGACGACGCTCGGCACGTCCGGCCAGATCACGGCAGACGGCAGCGTGGCCCAGGGTAATGGTGTAGCGACGATGAACTTCCTGGTCCTGGCGACCGAGTCGCTCGCGCTCGGCACGCGCCGCTACGTGCACGATGTACAGGTGAAGACCGCCGCTGGCAAGATCTATACCGCGCAGTATGGGGACTTCGGCCCGCCGGCTTTCCCCGGCATAACGAGCGCCACGAGCTGAGATGACGTCGGAGCGCGTCTTTCGGATCCTCTGGGGACCAACCCTGGAAAGCTCGCTCGACTTCACCTGGCCGGTTGTGGGGTCGATGCCGCTGCATTGGCGCGCACCACGGGCGCAGTCCCAACTGATCACGAACGGAACGAGCAGCGTCGCGTGGATCACTGGCCGGTACTACCGCTTGAGGGTCACTGCGCAGTACTTTGCCGCACAGCAGAACTTTGGGTCGACCGGCCTCCAGGCGTTCCTCGATTGGGCCGCGGACTCGAATTCCTTTACGCTTGTCCCGAACATCGCGACGCCTACGATCACCGTGCCCGGCTGCTACCTTGAAGGCCCGTTCACGAGCTTGAATCCCGTCCTGGAGAAAGACTCGACGCAGACGCTCGACCTGACCATCTTACACCCGACGCAGGACGTGGGCCTTGCGTGGCGGGGCCTGTTCTTTGAGTATGCGACCGGCGGTAGCCTCTCCGATCCGCTCGCCTACACATTCTCGCGTGCGAGCATCGCGTACGAGATCAACAACCAGGGATACCTGACCCAGCTCGCGTCCGGCGTCCTCGCCGACGGGCACACGCCCTCCCCGGTGGGCGACGGGCTGCAGGGCACGCTAGTCCGGAGCGCGATCACGAACGATGTGACTTTCCCCGAGGCGCTCGACAACGCCGCCTGGGACAAGACGGACAACGTCACGATCACGGCGAACAGCACCATCTATAAGGCGCCCGACCAGGCGTCGACGGCGGACACGGTCGTCGAGACAGCGACCGTGACGGTCACACACACCGTCAAGTCCGCCACGTGGACTATCGTCTCGGCTGACGTCGTCACGTGCCTGGCGTTCGTGAAGAATCTCGGACGGTTCAGGGGCGTCCTGGCGATCGGCGACACGACGCGCACGAACGCCGTCGGGGTGATCTACGACCTGCACGCGGGCACGGTAGCATCGTTCACGGCGGGTGCCGGGACGCTCGCTGCCTCAAAGATCGTGCCGCTCGCCAACGGCTGGTTCCTGCTCTGGTTCCGGGGCCAGGTGAACGGCGGCGTGACGACCGCGCAGCTCTCGCTCCGTCTCCGGGACGGCTCGGGCAACGAGACCTACACGGGCGACGCCGCGAGCGGCACGTTCCTCTGGGGCGCGTCCGCCGTGCACGGCGCGGCGAACCTGCTCCCGGGCTACGCGCAGGCCTCCGGGGTCGCGGACCTGCTCTACGCGCCGTTCACGAGTACCCCGACGAACCTGAACAACGCGACTATCTACGTTCGCGCTCTCCGGCCGTTCTGGGCGGACGCCGCCGGCACCTTCGGCGTGTTCCCGGGCCTATTCGCCGTTGGGCGTGGCGCCTCGGGCACGGACCCGAGCATCACTATCTTCGGGGACAGCGCGAACCGAAACCTGATCGGCCTGATCCGGACGGGCTCGGGCGACTCGCAGACGGTGGGCCAGGCGATCCCGGCCGGTGTATCCTTCGACGCCATCGTGCAGGTCAAGAACCTCCTGACGGGCGGACAGGCAGCGCTCGACGTCGGGGCCGGCCTCGGCGCGTTCGCGACCGCAGCGCCCGCGATCACCGCCTTCGGCGCGGCGAGCATCCGCATCGGACAGTATACCGCCCCGTGGGACGGACCCGTCATGACCGTGAAGATCGCGCCCGGTCTCGTCTCGCTTGCGGACATGAGGGCACGATGACCGTAACCACGATCACAGGCCCCGGCCGCGTTGTACAGTTCCTCTGGGGCGTGCGGCTCCAGAACACGTTCACGTTCAGCTACCCGCTGGCCGTGGACGAGCCACGGTTCTGGCGCCAGGTCCGGAAGGGCTCGGAGCAGGTGGTGATGAACAACCTCGCCGAGTCGTGGACCACGGCGCGTGACTACTTTGCGACTCTGAAAGTCCGCTGGGTCCCGCTCGCGCAGTGGGCCGGCCACGCCGGGTTTCAGGCGTTCCTCGACTGGTGCACCGATGGGAACAGCTTCTCCTTCGTGCCGGACGCCGTCAACGCGCCGCAGTTCGTGGTCCCGGGCTGCCTGCTCCTGGAGCCGTTCGACGCGCCCAGCGTGGTGATGGAGCCCGACGGCTCGCAGCAGGTCACGATCACATTCCGGAACCCGACCTTCGACCTCGGGCTGGCGTGGCGCGGGCTCTGGTTCGAGCTGACGCCCGG